TCCACAAAGTACTCATAGAGGGAGAGGAACTCCATCTGCAACAGCCCCTCACTATCAAGCCTCGTCAACTCCCTCTTGATGATGTGGCCTGCCACCTCACCAATCTCGATTTCCACAGGCGCATCCTGAGACTCATCCCACTGAATGATACTTCCTTCGCGCCTCACTTTGAGCCGCTTGTGTTCCTCCTCAGAGATGCCCAGGTGATCCTGCTGCTCCCTGACTATCTTGAGTGTGTCGTAGTTACCTTCGTCAGGAAGTATGTTCATTAGGAGCAGACGGTACTTGATAGTGAGAAGCATTACCTTATCCTGTCACTGCTACGAAGTTGCCTGAAGCGATGAACTCATCCACTCGGTCCTCCTCGACCTCGTAGATGCCACCATCTTCATCTTCGTACCGCTCTACCACCTGGTTCTTGCCTTTCTTAGGCTTGTCGCCAGTTGGCATATAGCAAGTTGCCGTACAGTGTAGTCTAGCCATGCTCTCTCCTCCTCTAGTTGGCGTACAACTGAATGTGATACAGGCTGGAACCCACATATACCTTCAGTGTGTGGTCCTTAGAGTTGCTAGCCTTATCGCTGTCTGTAATGGCTCCGTTGCCATTGCTGTCACAGTTTAGGAAGGCATCCCAACCTCTGACATTCACATCTCGGATTCGCAGGAACGAGACTAGAGCACTGTAGGTGAACCCGCTTGGAATGGCTAGGAACGACGAGAAGGCTGAAACGTCACCTGTAATGGTACGAGAACCAGACGTACCGAAGTCAATGTTGGCCTCAAAAGCCACAACTTGACCTGTCAAGTCACCAGTGCTGGCCTTGAGAACAGGATCACCGAGGATAGCTCGCAGGCCATTACCACCTATACCGGCTTGGAACCTGGGTGAGACCTCTAGCCCCGTCACGCTGCCAGTACCATCGGCAGTCTTGCTAGGCTTAATGCTGACGGCAGTGTGGTCGCCGGTGGCCTGAGTAACGTTACGGCTGTTGATGCGAACGTTCTTGCCGTCCTGCATAGTCTCTATGTAGAGATGGTCAGCAGCAACCGCCTTCAATCTCAAGGTGCTACCGCTGAGCTCCAGCAAAGCTGCTCCACCAGCAGGAGCATTAGCAGGGAGGGTTTTGTTTTGGATTATCTGGTAGACCATTATCTAATTCCTCTTTCCTCCTATGATATGTTAGACCAGCTTCTCAACACCCTGAGTCAGCTCAAGGTCAATTCCAGGACCACCCAGAGAAACGAGAGGCTCAAGGAAGGCCTGGTTGACAGGGACTACAGGACTGCCGCCACTGGAGACTACTGTGTTCAGCCTAACCTTGGTTGCAGTATTGCTGCTGTCAGGCTTGGGAACCCAGACCACGCGAGAAATCTCAATGTCGTCGTCATCCTCGTCTAGGATGGGGAACTGTCCAATATGGAAGTAGTTGCTGCCTCCGTCGATAGAGGCCTGCACTGCCACAGAGACAGCCGGTGTCCCAGTGCAGGTTCCCAGTAGCATACTCACCAAGGCATAGAAGCCTCCCTCGGTGTCCACTACTGAGCCTTTGGCTCCGGTGCCTGCCATAGCAGTAGCGCCAGAGATTAGTTGTAGGTTTACGTCACGTACCATTTCCTATGCTCCTTCTGCTTCGGCTAGTGCCAATTGTTCCTGTTTCTCAGGTGTAGCAACAACTACCTCGGAGCCATCAGCTAGGATATCCTCCACGTCTCGGTCCTTGGCCAGCTTGTAGCCCTCTAGTATCCACCCGTATCTGGGATGGAACCAGTCCCAGTGCCTTGCTTTAGCCTCGGCTAGAGTAAGAGCTACTAGACGATGCTGTACGTACTCCTCACCATCAGCCGAAGGCCTGGTGACATCACGATACAATTGACCGCCTTTCTCGTAGACACCTTCAGGTAGTTCTGCCATCGTTGCCTCCTCTAGGTGGTGATACCGCGTAGCCTTGCAGCGGCGCGGGGATGCTTTAGGACTATGCCAGTGTACCACTCGATTCGACCCAGATGATAAGGACCAGCCTCTACCTCACCAAAGTCCTTGACTGTGGGGAGGGACTTGCTCTGGATACCGTGAAGGTAGTCAGCTCCCATTCGGGTGCAGTAAATCGAGGCCGTTACGTCGGAGGAGCCTACAGTCTCGTCAAAGCCGAAGAAGGATGAGCCATCATCCTCCCTACGGACAATGCGGATTGGAGTACCAGCGTAGGCCATCTGTTGCTTGCCGAAAACGTCCTGAGTGAAGTTGATGAGGGATGAACCAGTCTGCGCCCTGACTAGAGCTGTCAGGTCTCGCCTCATAGCTGGTGACATCCAGAGCTGCTTGTCGCTACCATCACCAATAACGGTGTCTAGGAGTTCGTCTAGCATGGAGAGAGCGAGAGCAGCACCATTGCCACCTGCCGTAACTAGTTGGGTGCCAGTTAGCCGCTTGCGAAGACCATCAAAGGAGAACGCATCTACAGCAGTGTCACCCTCGAAGAATGTCTCCGAGAACTTGATACCTGCTTGGCGGGCCTTCATCCGGTACTTCTCAGCCTTGAGGTTGAGCAGGTTAGACATGACCTCGACCTCGAAGTTGTCTATCTTGACCTCGCCACCCATGATGACTAGAGGCTCGAACAGCGGATTGATTACACCTGCGTCAGGCGTGTACGTTCCGCCTACACCACGGAAGTTGATAGTGCCCAGAGATGCCTCACGGTGGTAACGGAAGGCTGGACCCATGATTGTCTTCTGAGGCAAGTACTCTAGGACTGGAGAGGTTTCAACGATGATCTTTGCCACCGAAGCCTCAAGCGCATCCTTAGAGTGCTTTGCCGCCTCAAGCATGGTTACGTCGGCCATTGCCTAATTTCCTTTCTTTGGTTTTTGGCTAAGTGCCCTTTCTAGTAGGACACTGCTATCAGTCTTGATTAGATCAGGAGTTGGGCCTTCCGCCCTGCCAGAAACAATAGCTGGCCTCTCACCATCCACCTCAGCCATGACCTCTTCCTCGAGGGTTTCCTTCTTAGCAGCTATTTCCTTGACTGCAATGGCAGAGGCTTCGTGAGTGACTAGAGCCTTGAACACTGCCGACTCCCACTCCTTGATACCCTCAGCTCCTGTGGCTGTACCATCCTGTCTATGAGTAAAGTTCTCAGACTTCAGGCTTTCCTTTATCTCAGCCGAAAGGTCTGATCCCTTTATTAGATCGGATACCACAGCCACTCTGGAAGCGTAGGAGTAGATTTGAGACGACTCCGCTATTGCACCAGCGTTAGGCTGGCCCGCAGTTTGCTTGCGCTCCTGGTACTTGGCGTAGGCAACAGCAGCTACCTCATCACCTGCTATCTCTTCGGAGATTTGCTCCTGGGTCATGGAAGAGAAGTGTTCATCCTCAACACGCACAGCTTCTGCCTGTCGAGTCTCTGCCTCGGTGATAGGCTTTTGCTGTGTTAAGGCTGCGGTGACTTGGGCTTTTGCTGCATCATCAGCCCACTTGTTCAGGATAGGTCCCAAGGTAGAATGTCCGAGAAGTGTCTTCAAGGCCCCAGCGTCACCTGCCAGGTCCTTGAGAGGATCCTCCTGTTCACCTTTCCCTCCACCTTCCTCAGGTTTGCCATCCCCTTCACCTTCAGTCCCAGTCTTCCCCTCAGAGGCAGGAGCCTTCCCATCTTCGGGTTTGACATCCTTCCCATCAGAGGTAGTCTTGGCTTGAGGCGAAACGGAGTCTTTACCTTCAATTACAGCTGGCACCTCTTCGCCTATAATAGACGCGGCCAGTTCAGCTACTTCAGGATCGGCCTGAGCGGTGCCAGATTCTTTATCTGTCATGTGAGTCATCTCCCGTTGCTATGGGCTGCTACAGTCATCTTAGCGCGTCTGATTGTATCTGTCAACGGCCCCAGTTCATGTTTTCTAGCTACCGACTTGTAGACTCCTCGGACTGAGATACCCATAACCTGAGCAACCCATTCCACAGTGTAGCCCTCGGTTCGCAAGAGGTCTATCTGTAGGTTCCTCATGTAAGCCCTAACAGCTTGTACCCCTTGGGTGAGCTCCTCTTTACAGACTGGCAGTGGGCAGGTAAGGCAGTGGTCATGGAGTTCACAGCCTACATCACGATACCTAATGTGCTCTGGCAGGATGTCTTGCATCACCGACCAGCCCTCCTACCCCTGGCTGAGCCTGACGGTTTAGCCGGTGACAGGCCATACCACTTGACAAGGAGATCGTCAGCAGCAGGGTGAGTCAGCCTGTATCTGTTACGCAGTGTGGCTACATTGGAGGTTACACGGCTCACTATGGCTAGCTTAGATAGGGTCTGAGCAGCTTCCGTCTGAGAAACACCGGAGTCAAGTAGTGCCTGCATCTTAGCAGCTAGGTAATCGCTGAGGTTTAGATAAGGATTAAACTCGGCGTTCTCTCGTAAGCGACTCCACACTAGGTCCTCTACAGCCCAGTATTCTTCAAGGTCGGACTGAGCCTTTCTAAACTCTCGTACTGTAGGAGTATCGTAGCGGCGTAAGTAATCCTTGACCAGTCGGAAGTTAGTTGGAGACAAGACCTCTAGTGTAGCATCCCTAGCAGCGAAGAACCTGTCCCAGTCTACTCCACCAGTCATTAGATTCTTGTAGTCCTCACCATCTACAGCGAAGTATTCCTCTATCGCAGCATTGACGCCTACCTTGTCAGTACCGAACTGGAGCCCGAAGTCCTGAACTATTTGATCTCGTCTGGCAAAGAACTCACCTTGACGACCTCTAAAGTTGTCCTTCCAGACAGAGACATCCATCTCGTCACGATTGAATGTTGCATCATCCTCAAGCTGCTGGCGTTCCTGTTCAACACGAGTCTCCTCCAACTTCTCAAAGCCTACGCCTGTGGTAGTCTGGACTCTGTAGCGGTTCTCATGCTCCATGCGCTCCTGAGCTCCCTGCACTCTAGGATCAGTATTGATGACTGCGGTGGCAGGAGCATTGGCCTTGGACATATCCTCAAAGCTGTCAAAGTCGGTGTAGGGCTTCTCTCCCATAGTCCGCTTCTCCTGGAAGACCGACTCTTGAGCCTCCTGGAAGAGTGCAAATGAGGAGCGAGGGAAGCTGCGGCCTCCAACTGTCTCCGTGAGACCTGCCAGCATCCTCTGCTCTAGTGGGCCTCTAGCCTCAAACAGGGCTTCCAGGTTCAGTGGAAGGAACTTGCCTGTGGCATAGTCCAGTATTCTACCAGGGTCTTCTATGAAGGCATTGAGGTCTACCTCCTTGCCCAGGAAGTCCTCACCCTCAATGAAGTCTATGAGAGTGCCAGTAGTGGGAGCTGTACGAGACCGCAGATACTTGAAGATAGGGTTGTCAGTGGATGTCCATGTGGATAGCTCTAGGTTGTCTTCCTTGATGAGCTGGCCCAGGAAGCCTAGAGTTGCTCGGTAGGAACTACCGAAGCCATACTCGTTGCCTCCCATTGGGAGAGAAAGGAACTTGCCACCGGACATAGGATTGATGCGTTCGATGGCATCCTCATGTGACAGACCAGCAGCACGGGCGAAGCCGTAGAAGGCTGACAGGCCTCCAAAGAGCATGGTGCCGAGGGCTCGTTGGGCGTCTCTGGCAGGTACACCATTGCTCATGGCCCACCCTAGCATGCCGAAGACTGAGCGAGTGTAACGAGGAGAGTAGAGAAGGAAGGCTGACTCGACTTGACGTTGTGTGGTGGAGAGTCCTAGGCCTAGCAGATCAGTGGTGCCTAGTTTAGTCTTGACGTAACCGGCGATACGGAACAGCTCACCCTCTAGTTCAGCAGCAGTAATACCTGCAGCGGCTCGTCCTGTAGTGGGTAGACCTCTAGCAGTCTTACCTACCGCTCCACGCTGTATCTTGGCTAGGCTATTGAAATTGAAGATGCGACTGCCTTCAATGAAAGTCTCAAATGATCGAGGTGCAGCGCCGAAGACTGCCTTGATGATGCCAGCACCAGGAGCACGGCCTAGAGCTGCGGAGCGTTTGGTGATCTCCAGGAACTCGATGCCACCTCTGCCTATGCCATACTTAGCAGCTTCGATGGCCTCAGGGCTGTTCTTGAGAAAGGTGTTCCAGTGTTCAGGAGAGAAGAGGGATACAAGTGAGTGGCCTACTGCACGGCTCCAACCAGCGGGGTCCGTGGCTAAGAGTGTGGCACCTTGAATAAGGAACTGTCCTACATCCATCATGCCAGTGACAACGAACCTGGGGATGGAGGCTACATAGGTGGAGAAGCGCAGACCCTTACCAACCTTGCCACCTAGACCAGGGCCGATGATATCCTGAACTACCTTGGCAGCGTCAGGCTCCAGTAGGTCTTTACCAAAGCCAGGACCGAGGACTTGCTTGGCAGGGATCAGAGAGCGTTTCTTGGAGGCTTTGATAGCCTGTAGGTTGCTTATCTTATTGCGGATGACCGTAAGTTCACTAGCCTTGTCTACAGTATTAGGATCAATAGACTTGGCCAGGGTTCTGAGAGCCTTGATCTCCTGAGTAAGCTGCTTCATAACAGGTCGGCCTATCTTATCTTCTTTGATGACCTGTATGAGCATCTTGTCACGGATCATTTTCTGTAGGGCTCGACCGTAGAGCTGGACAGTTTCAGTAGGAGCAGCATACGGGACGCCTCGGTTGATAGCCTCTTCCATCTCAGGTATGATGCGGTCTTTGACAGGAGACTGCTTGGCCCCCACGCGGCCCTTGATGGCGACTCGCCCATCGTCGCCCTGGACGAAGCGAGGCCAGTAGTCGTCACCTAAGAGGCGGAGCTTCTCACCACTGACATGCTCATACTGACGAGCCAGGTCATCCATGAGGGACTTCTGAGTTAGTACCCATTCGCGTTGGGCAGGAGTGGCAGCGAACTTGCCATGCTTGGCCCCAATGCGAGGGCCTTTGAGAATGGCAGTGGCTACGTCACCGAAGGCTAGCTCTTTGCCCTGCCAGACTACTTTACTAGTGTCACGACCTAGAATGAAGGCTCTGTGGAAGGCTTCTTCTTGGCCCACTAGACGCTGGCCTAGTTCAGCCTCCATGATGCCTTGGATACGACGATAAACCACACCTGCTCTTATTTCAGCTATAAATCGGGCTAGTGCGGCAGGTCCAGCAAGAGCTTTTAGAAACAGTTTGATAGCAGGTGCATCGCCTAGAATCTCAGCCGTCTTACGCATGAGATCACTAGAACGTCCAGAAAGGAACAATCCAGACTCAACAGTGCGCCAGAGACTCATTGAGGGAGCCTGACCTCCAGGTAGCAACGGAGGAGGTTCTCCAGGGAGACGTGGTGGTGGTGCAGGTGGCGGGTTGCGACCTTCACCAGTAACCTTGCCTCTGAGAGCCTTGATGTCAGGGCCCTCGTGGATGGGCACCTTACGAGTGAGAGCTTCGGCTTCTTCCCTAGCTAGTGTACGTGTGCCAGGGAGATCGCCACCTATGAGTTTGCGAGCTGCTTGAGGACCAGATAGGGCTCGACCTTGTATAGGCAATGCTTCTGCTACCTCAGCAGCAGCCCCAGCCCCTCGTCCACCTAGAAGACCACCGCCAGCCTCACCACCAAGTCGTCTCAACGTTACACTGCCATCCTCAGCAACGGTGCGCGACCAACCTTGCTGTTCCAGGTCCATAAGCGTCCTACGAAGCAACTTGTTGGAGCCACCACCAGCCATAGCATCACTTTTTACCGTCACAGCACGAACAGCGCCCTGGTTCTTGAGGCCTGCTGCTGAAACTCTACGACCTAGAAACTCAGCAGAGTTTTGCTCACTCCAGGCAAACTGCCAACCAGGTTTTGACCTGTTAACCTGACCTTCAATCGCGGCAGCGTCAAACTCAAAAAGTAAACCTCGACTGCGGCCCTGACCTAATGCCAATTCAGGCGTGTTAGCCAAGAATATATCCCCTGTGCGATCACTGACACCTTTGCTTATGTATCCTACTCCGTAGTCTACACTCGTTTCGTGATAGAGGACATCTGTGTACTTATCAAGCCTAACTGTGAAATTATCTGTAGGCAAAGCAGGCAGCTTCCTGGGGCCAAACCTTATTCCACCGGCCTCGCTAGCCAGCAGTCTCCTAGCCTGGGGTACAGCCTTGCGTAGGAGCTGTGCATCTCCTATACTCAGCTTAGCCCCCAGTGTGGCAGCCTTGGCAGCTTTGATTACGGGGCCGGCAAAGAAGGCTAAGTTGAGAGGATCAGTAATGTAGGACAATATCTCTACTGAGGTACTGCCTCTAATCTGTCCACCAGTGGGTACGATACGAGGCAGAGCTGAGAGATTGGCAGGTGAGAGTGCATCAGCAGCCTCGACAGCTAGAGCTATAGGCTCCAGTATGGCCCTGGCCACAGGCTTACCTATCTCTCGTCTAGGGATGTCTGCGATGTCAAGAATGGATAATGCCACTCTGACAGGCGGCGAGGAGATGATGTCACCCGCAACGCCAGCCACTTCCCCTAAAGCCTTCTTGAGGAACCCGCCACCAGAAGGCTCCGATGGCTCAACAACTGTGCGCCTCGGTGGAGTCTGCAAGGCTGTCTCAGCAGAACGCACACTGCTCTCAGGCACCACCTCTCTGATAGTGTCGCGGTCTACAGGCTTAGTCACTGATGGAGGAGCAGAGAGGTTGGGTATTGCGTCAGGGTCCATGCCACGAGAGATTAAGGAGTCACGTATCAGCTTATGAAGGCCTGACGTTTGAGCACCCTGAACGAAGCTCTCACGGCGACCACGCCGTTGAGTGCGCCTGCTCTCGTACTCCCAGAGGTTGCCCACGATTACCTACGTCCCCCGAAGCCTCTCAAGATGCGCTGTAGCATGGCTTGGCCTTGAGAAGTCCGAGCAAAGTCTACAGGTCCAGGCAAGCCGAGGAAGCGGTCTCCTAGAGAGCCCTGTGGCGCCGTCGCTCTCTGCTGGCCGAAAGCTCTACGCTTGGCTACAGGTGCAGCTTGGCTAGGCAACTGAGATGCTTGAGGCGCCTGCCCTGGCACCCCAGGCTCACCACCCAAGAACTTCCTAGTGATATTGATGCTTTCCTCTGTCGGATGCTGTGCCACTGTGACCTCCTATGCTATGAACTGTGTACGCTGTGCAGGTAGTACAGGTACGAGACCTTCTTCTAGCTCCTTAAAGAAGTCAGCAGGACTAACCCCTGCGAGTTCTCCTTGACCAATATCCACACCTCCTCTAAGGAAGCTAGAGAGGATGTCTATGTCAGTAGTGCTAAAGCCTTGCAGCTCAGACCTGCTGACAGATTGTGTGCTAGGTAATTCAACTCCGAACTGTCCTGTACCGAGGCTGTCACCTTCGTTAAGTCTGAGAGCTGATGTGAAGAGGTCCTGAATATCTGCGTCAGACCTGATCGCACCTTCCGGCTGGAAGCCTTGTTCTACTAGGTTCCTCTTGTATAGCTCGTAAGCTACGAAGTCAGCAGGGTTAGCTCCCAGTTGGGCCTCCTGGAGGCGGCGAGCATCGGCATCCCGTTGCTCCTGGAGTTCTATGCGCTGCTTCTCTAATCCAGCTAGCTGAGTAGCTATAAACTCCTCCAGGGCTAGCTGATCCGCGAACTGCTCAGCTTGAAGTCCAGGCTGAACAGGAACACCAGGTGGTTTAGTTATCTTGGCACCTACAGAGATACCTGCCTTTGTAAGGGATGGTATCATAACGATGCTAGACCTATCAAAGCCCATAGCATCGAATGTGGTCCCACTTGTTATGTGGTGAGCTAGGCCATCGCTACCCATCAGGTACACCTTGGCGTCGCCAGTCACCTGGAAGACGGTTCCTGGCTTAGGAACAACAGGTGTGGCAGCCTTAGCCGCCGGTTTAGCTGTGGCTTTTGCTGCAGGCTTGGCCGCAGCATAAGGGTCCCAGCCTCCCAGCAGTTTCTTCTGTAGAGCTACGTTGTCCTCGAAACTACCAGTAGTGAAACCACCTGCTCTAGCATCGGACCAGGGCCGTCCTGTAACTCTCGTCCAGGTTTGGTGAACTAACTCAGCCATCTTAAACTCCTAAGAACTGTCGCGCTATCCGATTGGCCTCGTCCAGAGCAGCTCCACTAGGTACACCTATCTCTGTTAGGTCAGGAGATTCAGCTACTATTCTATTTGCCTCACCAAACGGGTCAAACACCGTAGGACTGGCTTCAAGTACAGGTCTGCCAAGCCTTTCTCCTACACCTCCAGGTTGTCGTCCTGGGAGATACTTGGAGCCTGGAGTGATGGTGAACGGCTGGATGCCTACAAACTGTTTACCACCCTCAGCAAATGCGTCTAGCCTCTTGTTGAACTCACCTATGGCCTGCTCAGTGCTGAGACGCTTGGCATCTATCTCAGTCTCTAGCTCGGCTATAGTGCCGCTGATGAATGTGGCGAGGTTCTGCGCGTCTACCTTAGAGCGTTCAATGGCTAGCTCGGCAGCAGTGGGACCTGTAGGACCAGCAGTTCCAGGGAAACCTCCAGCAACATTGGCCCTGGCCTCGTTTGCCTCGGACCACCACACGTTGCTGAATACGGCACCAGACTCACCTTTCCTGGCCGGTATCATCTCTCCTGACGCTACATCCCACTTCCAGTAAAAGTCGTCAGGGTTTAGCTCAGGGACCTCACCTATGCCAGTAGGAACTGTAGAGGGTGGCTGTGCTAAAGACCTTGGAGGACCGAGTACCTCTCCAGATGGAGTAGGAGCAGGCGCTCTCTGTCCTGTAGCACTAGGAAAGCCTGGAATATGTTGATCGGCAAATGGGAATAACTGTGCATCATCTGGAGTGTAAGGCCCTGAGGGAGTAAACTTCCGGTCCACACTAGAAGGCTTTGAGTCAGCATACACTCCAGTCTGTAAGTTGCGCCAGGGAGGAAGACCACCAGCATCAAACACCCACATGGCAGAGCCTAAATAGTTAGTCCAGAACTCCATTATACAGCTCTCCTTGAGAAGGCCATACGATTCATCTTGTTGGTGAACTCCTCCAAGTCCTTACGAGCCAGTGCCTCAGCATCAGGCTTCCCTCGGTGACGGTCGATTAGCTTGGCTGTCATGTCCTGCCAGTCCTCAGGAGTCATGGACATGAACTTTTCCAACTGCTGTCTAGGGGTAAGTGGGTCACTGCCATAAGGATAGCCCTCGCTGACGGCTTGAATAAGAAACTCACGAGTATCTATATACCACTGACTAAGTTCCTTCGCCAATTCATCCAAACTAGGACCAGTTATCAGAGGCATTAGAAGCCTTCCCTACCAGGTAGTGAGCCGGACTCTTCTGGAGGTTGACGTGGCTGGCCTTGTCGAGTGCGGCCTCCCATCTCCTGTAGCATCTGGATTATGTTGGCTTGAGCGCCACTGACATTACCTGTCACTTGCCCCCCATCGCCATTCTGAGACTGTATAGGTTGACCATCAGGGCCCACCAGTTGAGACTCTGGAGGTGGCAGAACACCTACAGTCTGCAACACATCCTGCATGAGTATAGGCATCATCATGCTTTGAAGGTCCTCAAGCCAACGGCTCCTTATCTCCAGCTCAGGCTGGTCTATGCGTAGACCCTTCTCAAGGAACGTGCGGCGTGTGATGTGGCCCTGAGTATGCATACGATCATAGAACTGACCCTCGGCAATGAGGTTCTGTGGCAAGAGTGGATCAATACTGACCTCAATAGTGACAGGGAACTCCCTGATAGCCTTGGGAGTGAGCGAGATGTCCCCTACCCATATCTCTTGCCGAGCGCGAGAAACTGTTTGCTCCTCTAACCACTCGATGAGGTTGACTAGACAGTTACTATATGAATCTATAAGGTACTGGAACTGACTCTTAGCCATCATGTAGAGGGAGTTGTCACGATAGCCGGAGCCTGCTGCCCCAGGTGGCTCGCCCTTGAAGATAGGTGAGACACCATGCTGACCCATGATTTGCATTAGGAGCTGTATGTAGGGCATAGCAGCGAATACGTTTTCTACACCTGCGAATGGGTCAATGACCTCGGAGCCTGGAGGCAGGGTGTCTACGCTGTCAGCCTTGAACTTATACTGCCTAGGCACTAGGTCATTGTTCTCACCGGCCTCAGCTCCAGCCTGTACCATCTCAGGTTGGAAGTCGTCAGGCACTTGGATAGTGAGCCGCTTGCGAACGAGCAGGTCCACGGCCTCACCCATACGAGTCAGGGCTCTGTTGATGAGGGGCTCATTGTGGCGGAAGGACTCAGCAACCGAGATACCGAGCTTGTCAGGGTCCTTGCTGGATGAGGTGCGGCCAAAGCAGACGAAGTATTTACAGCTAGGATCGCCAACTTCCTGGTAGACCAAACGGTTATTGAGATAGACCTGATACACACCCTTGGAGTTGGGCATGCGCTCTCTACGGTATTCAGTGACCAGCACCATAGTCGTAGCATTGACATCAGCAGAGAATGGCCGTATGGTCTGCTCAGGTTGTCCAGGAGTAGCTGCTACAGCCTGAGTAGTCTCCGCACTGAGAGACTCTGGGTAGGTTGCGAGTTCTGCATCATTGAGCCCGTATGCGGGGTAAACCTCGCGCTTGGGCTTCCAGGAGTGCTCGATAGATTCTATAACCTCACCAGCAGGGCCTCTCCGGAAGTAGAATGTAAGAGGATGAATAGTGGTGACTCTGAATGGAGGCCCCCACTTGCGTTTGAGAGCTTTTGTGCGATCCTTGTAGTCCTTGTCGAGCTCACCCTTGAGCCTCTTGCGCTCCTTCTTCGGCCACGGGTAGAATGAGGCTTTGAGTATACCCAGACCTAAGCCAGCTTGTCCATCTACTACTTCGACTAGGAACGGGGAGAACTTCTGCACCCAACGGAAGAACTGAGTCCAGAAGGCTTCCCTGTTGCTAGTGTTCCCGGTTGCAGGGTCACCAGTGCGTAGGTTTGTGAAGATTATGTTCAGCTCGTTGGCAGTGAGTGAGGCTTTAATGTTCTCTACCAGCTCAGAAGTAGCACCAATGCGGACTTCTAGGCCAGATGGTGTCTCACCCGTGGGGAGCTGTATAGGATCCTCATAGTGACGCAGCAGGTCCACCTCGTTCATCTTGGTGTGCAGGCCCTCAAACTCCCGCTTGAACTCTTCTAGCAGGCGATTGACATATGTGGCGGAGACTGCTGGAGTTAGGTCGGTGGCTACGTCAGGCACTAGAACCCCCTTAGTTTCACTTTGGTACTAACACCTGCCACTAGAGACTCGGCCATGACACAGCCTATAGCTAGGGCATCCATGCGGTCATCATTGCGGTGGCTGTTGGTAGGAGAGAAGGAACAGAGTTCATCTTCTAGGGATACGCCATCTAGCAGTGGCATATCTCTAGGGATGAACAGTCTACCACTGGCAAACAGTGCGTCTAGGTAAAGGGCTCTTCCAGTCTTATCTCTGTCTATGCCTAGCACCTTAGTCTGCACATTCTTCTTGGTGCGGTAGGGTATCTCCTTGAATGGGAGCTGATAGCGACGGCGCATACCTTGAAGAAGGCTGAGCTGGAAGCCTACTGTCTCTAAGGCTACAGTACGAAGACCTGCGGTACGCTTGGCTATTCGCACGATCTGGGCTTCTAGATCAGGAGTCTCCACCCTGCCAGCCCACATATCCACCAGGTATATCCACTTAGTCTTAATGTCTACACCTAAAGTAGCAATGGCCGAGTAGTCCGCATAATCCTTGGTGGATGCGGCAGGGTCTACAGCCATAACGAATTGCATAGGATGTTCAGGTATGAGCGCGGCTGTCCAGTAGGAAATGTGTTCACGCAGTATGACGTTGCCTCGGACAGCCTGCGGATTGCACATATAGGTAAGAGCAAAGAGTACATCTCTCTTATCCTGATGTATCCTGTTGACCTCTTCCATAGGGAACCGTGTGGGAGAAAGTGTAGGACCCCAGGGGTAAGGGCCTACTATGGGCATCTCGTAGATGGTGAAGCCCATATCAGCAAAGACAGGCACTAGATCATTCTGGCCCCAACGGGTAAGGATAACTACGATACGGCCTGTGTGCTGGTAGTGTATATTGCCATTCTTCATCAGGCGGTCTAAGATGACGCCCCTGATCTTCTCCACCTGGGAGAGCATAGTGGTAGGACTCTTTACGTCATCCTGGTCTGTAGGGTCATCTATGATGATGATGTTGAAGTGGAGGCCCTGATAGGGACCGTTGAGGCCAGTGCCCATGAGAGTCGGGTCAGGGTCCTCAATGTCACGCTGGACGAACAGGACATTCTTAGTCCACTGAGCATCTGTATCCTCTATGACATTGAAGGCTGCCTTGTAGACGTTGTTGCTCTCGATGCACTGCCTGATCGCCATGACCTGCTTCTGAGCCTGCTCTCCAGTGTTCATCACCCAGAGGATGCGGACATTAGGATTATTGCCTATCTCTCGCTCCACGAAGTCACGAACGGTTGTGCTCTTATAGGTGTCGGGAGGACAGACGATGACGGTCCTGTTGCTAGTCT